GCGGGTGATGCAGAGCCCGATGGGCAGCGGCTGGAGAGCATCGGCAAGCGTCGCAGATGAGTCTCATTGCGAGACAAAGGAAAGCCCCACCCGATAGGGCAGGGCTGGAGCGTCACAGACGGCCTACAAAGTGCCGCAGGCCGGTTAAGTGCTGGAGCTTGTGAGCGTGCCGCCAAGCGGCTTTGAGATCCTGACGGCAGCTGATCAGCTGCCACGAACCGGAACAGTAGATCACGAGCATGGGTCAAACGGTGGTGGTTTGTTTGCGTGGTTTGGTGATGCCGGCATCACTGCGGCGCTTGCGGCTGGCGCCCTTGCTGGAGCGGGTGCGGTTAGCTGGGGCTGGCGGTTGATCGGTGCGCGAAAAAATTCCCGTAGCTTGTGGAAAAAGTTCCGGGGGTATGTCGGCGCCACCGTTGCAACGCTGGCACGCCCGCCAGTAGGGCACCAGTTCCCGCCATAGCTGGAGCGGGCCCTCCTTGCCGTGGGCAGCCTGCAGGGCCAGTAGGTCTGACCAGTCCGAAGCTGCCAGGCTGGAGCGTTCAACAGCCCAGCGGAGATCGCGCAACTGGCGTTTTTCAAGGCGCAACTGTTCGCGCTCCATTTCCCTGGCATCCAGGGCAAGCTGTTTCCGCTCCCGGCTGGTGTTCCATTCGCCGCCGCTCATTGTTGGGGCGCCTCCACCGCTTCTAGGGTGAACACCGGCAGCCCCTTAGGGTCGGTGATGGCAGCTGGGGCCATCGTGATGAGGCCACGGGCCTGCAGCGATTCCGCGATTCGCTGGTCACGCTGGGGCATGGCCACGTAGTGCGGGCCGGGATTGTGGCGGAGGAAGCCCAGCCAGTTGCGCTGAAGCGGGCCTAGCGGTCGGTTGCCGTAGTTCATCGCTGGGCCTCCTGCCTGGTTTGACCGGAGACTGCCCAGATGTACAGGCCCTCTTCGCTGAAGATGGGAGCCCGCACAAGCTGGACGCTCTCCCATTGCTGGTACAGCGCCCACTGGTAGCGGCTGGCTTGTTTGGCTGTGGCGCAAGTCTTAGCGCGTTGCATGGCCCTTGGGTTTGTGGGTTTGCCTTAATACAGTATCAGCAGCCCGGCGGTTTGCCAAGGCTGCCTGCTGTGCTACATTACGGGGGCACTACGGCAAACCATGCCATGCAACCCCAACCCTGGGCCCGCTGGTTCGATCTCAACCATTGCGGCGGGCGCGAATCTTGCCGCCAGCTTCCCGCCGAATGTGTGGCGGACTGTTCCGGCCCCGGCCCTGCTGATGATGCAGTGGCCTTCTGGCTGGAGCGCCTGCAGTTTGACGGCCCCCCGTGGCTATTCCGCCAACATCTCCGGGAGTTTGGCGCCTGGGACTCTGCAGACCTGGCAGATCACAACGCCAACCGCGCCCGCGTGCTGTGGATCTGGGCCTGCGATTGCCGCGAGGATCCTGGCGCCCATGACTTCCTGTGGCTTGGCACTTGACGCCGGGCCGCTTCCGGTTCTACTGTTTGCAACGATAGCCCTACCCTAAGGCTCACCACCATGACCGACACCGCTAACCGCTGGCGCCTTTGCGAGGCCGCCGTTGATGCTGACCCCGAACTGATCAAGCTGGCAGCAGCACACACCCATCAGGTCGAGCTGGTTCGCAAGACTGAGCAGGAGCTGCGGGCCGCAACTTACAAGCTGCAGCGCGTGCTGCTGGCGCGTGATGTTGTCCAGCGCCATGCCTGGAACTTTGAGAGCGTGACCGAGGAACAGGAGGCAGCTTTTAAGCTGACCAACGGCGACGATTCCGAGGCTTGGTTCGCCGCTTACGATGGCGCCGCCGACGACATGACCGATTGGGCCTGCCAGCTCTGCGGGCACGTTGCTCAACTGCACAGCACGCTGCAGAACATCCAAGCGGCAAGGGAAAAGGCCTGGGATGTTCGCCATGCCAAGGCCACCGCACTGCGAAAGGCCTGGCACGCTGCCAACCCCGAGCCGGCGGTTGATCCTGCCGATTGATGTGCTACACTAACCCATGAAACCCCAACCATTAGGACTCACCCCATGAAACAGCCACATGCCTTCCAGTGGGTCGGCACCCACGTTTCCGGCTCTACCGCTTGCGCCGTGGTGAAATACTCCGGCACATCTCGCCGCTGGCTCGCCACGATCAGCCGTGACCATGAGACAAAATGGCGCGGCGCTGTGCCGTTTGAGGATGGCCCCATTGCTGCTGCGCTGAAAGCCTGCGCCAGCGCTGGCGTTGACTGGGAACCCGTCAGCTGCCACAGCATCGACGCCGATACGTACGCCGTCGGATTCTGAGGCCAGCCCCCACCGATCAACGGCCCGGCCACTGTGCCGGGCTTTTTACTGTGCAGCTAGTATTGAACCAAACGGCCAGGGATTCTAAACAATGTCCGACAACCCGGAAGCTAACTACGAAGCGCCGGAAGTTGCGGCGGATGGTGTGGAGAATCAACCGCGCCCCTACGGCAAGCGCAACCCAAACGCCTACATCGAGCAGCGGCAACAGCGGCTCTACCGGAGGCAGCTTGATGGGCTCAGCGCTCGCCAGCTGGTTCTAGAACACGCAGAACGTGAGGGTTGCTCTGTGGCAACCGCCTGGCGTGACTGGGAAGTCGTCAACAAGTGGAACGCCGAAGACTGGGACAGAGACCGGGCAAATATGCTCGCAAGATTGCAAACAATGCGAACCAAGTTGTTTAATGCTGCAATCCGCAAAGGACAGTTACAAACTGCCGCGCAAGTTTTAGACAGTTTGGGTAAAGTAGTTAACGAATCCGGTGTAGAACAACAGGCCGCAAGTGCGCCCCAGTTGTTTATATCTATTGATGACAAACGCGCGGCGTCTTAGGTTGAGATCCGTTGCCTTAGGTTGAGACAGTAGACAGCTGCCAAACCGGCCAGAATCCCCTGGCGCGTGCCGCTCCCGGTTCTATACTGTGTGAGTTGATCACCCCAGGCAGACCATGCCCACCAGAACCCTCACCGTTGCCGCTGTGCTGCTGACTGCTGCAGTTGTGGCGATGGGCTTTGACAACTCTCGCCAGCTGGCACGCTGCGAGGCTACCGGCCGCGGCCCGGCAGAGTGCCGGCTGCTGGTGCTCGGTCGCTGAGCCGCTGCGAGCGTTAAGAACTGCAACAGAACCGGCCCTCTCCCTTGACAGGGGGCAGGGTTCGGATTCTGGCGGCGGCGGGATCGGGTCCCAGGGAACCTACTGACATAATCACGTTTTCTTCTACTGTGCTAAACTAATCTCTTCTGTACTACATCCCCATGCTGTCCCTCGTCCTCCTCTTCGCCTCGTACCAGCCCATCAATCAGGTTGGATCGAGCTGCCCCTTCGGCTACTACTCCCAAGCCGGCTATTGCGTACCAAGCTCTGTGATGCGCGGTCGCACCGAAGCCATTCCCCGTTCCAGCAGCATCTGCCCCTACGGCACCTACGCCACCGGCAACTACTGCTCCTGGAACCCCCGCCGCTGAAGGGGGGCAGGGGTGCAATTCCTGTAATACCCTAGAAGGTACCCGTCACCTACAAAATGGCCGAAACGGCTGGAACACTCTCCCTTCGTTACGCACAAGGGCAAGTTTTTTCCAGCCGCAAACGCTTCAGAGTATTGGTAGCCGGCCGCCGTTTCGGCAAGAGCTACCTCTCATGTATCGAATTGCTGCGTGGGGCGATCGAAAGGCCGGGCGAAACATTCTTCTACGCGGCCCCTACATACCGGATGGCGAAAGACATCGCCTGGAAGGTAATGAAAAAACTAGTCCCAAAAGCCTGGATCAAGTCCAAAAACGAGACCGACCTGAAAATCGAGCTAGTTAACGGCTCCACCATCGAACTGAAGGGCACCGAAAACGCCATGGCCCTGCGAGGCCGCAGTCTGGCTGGCGTGGTGCTGGACGAAGCCGCGTTCATGTCCAGCGACGTCTGGTTCGAGGTCATCCGCCCCGCTTTGGCCGACAAACAAGGCTGGGCACTCTTCATCTCCACGCCCGACGGCACCGCCAGCTGGTTTTACGACCTCTGGTGCTATTGCGACCAAGAAGACCCGGACTGGCAGCGGTGGCAGTTCACCACGATCGACGGCGACAACGTTCCACCAGAGGAGATTGAAGCCGCTCGCGCCCAACTCGACGCCCGCACCTTCCGCCAAGAATTCGAGGCCAGCTTCGAAAATCTCAGCGGTCTCGTCGCCGTCTCATTTAGCGACGACAACATCGACAGCGTGGTGCAAGACCTACCCGTCCTCCCCCTACTCCTTGGCGTGGACTTCAACGTCGATCCCATGTCCGCCGTCTGCGCGGTCAAAAAAGGCGACGTGCTCTGGGTCTTCGACGAAATCATCATGACCGGCGGCGCCACCACCTGGGACCTCTGCGAAGAAATCCAATCCCGCTACGGCGTGGAGCGCCGCATTATCGCCTGCCCGGACCCCACCGGCGGCGCCCGCAAAACCAGCGGCGTCGGCGCCACCGACCACAACATCCTCCGAAAAAGCGGCTTCACAGTATCCAGCCCCCGAAATCCGTGGAAAATCCGCGACAAAATCACCTGCGTCAACACCGCCCTCCTCGACGCCTCTGGAACGCGCCGCCTTTTCATCCACCCGCGCTGCAAAGAACTCATCAAATCCCTCCGCACGCTGACTTACGCCCCTGGAACGGGCCTCCCCAACAAAAATCTCGGCGTAGACCACGCATTTGACGCCTTGGGCTACCTCTGCCTTCAAACTTTCAACCTCGCCAAACCAGAGAACCTCGGAAAGACCTCCTATCGTGTGTGGTAACAGCCCGAAAAACCATGGCCAAAAAGCCTACTAAGGCCCAGAAAAAGGTCGCCAAAGTCATGCGCGAGTACGGCAAAGGCGAACTCCACTCGGGCAGCAAAAAAGGCCCCGTGGTGAAGTCCCGCAAACAGGCAATCGCCATCGCCATGAGCGAAGCGGGCATGGCAAAACCCAAAAAATCCACCAAAAAAGGTAAGAAGTAATGGCTAAACGCGGTCTCTACAGCAACATCAACGCCAAGCGCAAGCGTATCGCCGCCGGATCGGGCGAAAAAATGCGTAAGCCTGGCACGAAGGGTGCCCCAACCGCCGCCGCCTTCAAAGCAGCCGCGAAAACAGCCAAAAAACCCAAAAAAGGGAGCAAATAACCATGGCCGCCGTCGCTATTACCGCCAAGGACTACTTCACCAACCTGGTGGAATACACCGGCGGCACCCTCACCGCCGTAAACGACTGGATGGAGGTGCCCGCCCAGTCCCCCAGCTACACCTTCGCCGTAACCGTCACCGGCGGCGCCAACTTCCAGCTCTCACTGGAGTGCAGCTTCAATGGCAACGGCAACTGGTTCACCATCGACAACGGCAAAACCATCAACTCCAACGGCGAATACGTCTATTTCTACGACGGCAAACCTGCCGCCAAGATCCGCGTACGCATCGCCTCCATCAGCTCCGGCACCCCCAGCGTGACCCCCCACATCGCCGTCGCTTACCACGGCTAATGACCATCCAAACCGTCACGGGCAACTGCCTCCACATCGAAATTGACGGCGAAGAGGGCATCACCACCGCCACCTTCGTCTTCAAAACCCCCTCAGTACCCGAAACACTCGGCAACTTCATCCGTATGCTCGCCATGGGCATCGAAGTGCTGGTACCCATCGAAGACCCCGCCGACGAGGAAGAAGACGATGATTGAGTATCGCGGCGAAAAATTCGAGGGCTACAACAAGCCCAAACGCACCCCCAACCACCCCAAAAAATCCCACGTCGTCCTCGCCAAAGAAGGCGACACAGTAAAACTTATCCGTTTCGGCCAACAGGGCGTATCTGGCTCACCAGCACAAAAAGGAGAGTCAGCAGCAGACAAGGCCAGAAGGGCATCGTTCAAAGCACGCCACGCCCAAAATATCGCCAAAGGC